GAATATTTGTTATAGTAGTGCCAGTAATGTCACCATTCGAATGACTAATTATCAATCCACTTGCTGCAAGGGTTGTACCACCACTGAGAAACTTTTTAAATTTATTCAAACCATCTGGTGTTGCTGCAATATTAATGTAATCATATGGCGCATCTACCAGATATGCATCAAGAAAACCAATATCGGTGATATTTTGTGTTAATAAAATTTGAAATCCATATGTAAAACCTGAACTTGTTACTGGAACAATGGTGTTTTTAGTACAGCCAAACTTAGTATAATAAAGATTTTCGCTGGGAACTTGATATGTAGTCATACCAGTAACGGTACAACCAGTGGTAGTTCCTGTCGTCATTATGCGCAGTATTTTTTTCTTTATGAATTCCATTAACTAACATTCTTTCTTAAAAATACTCTTATATCCTTTTCTGGAAATTTTATTTCAAACATCGAATCATCAGTTGAATAAATAGTGTTGTTAATCAATGTTATTTGACCAGTATTTGGGTCAACAGCCTGTGAAATTGCATTATTTGAATATAAACCACCAACCTTATTATATGCAACAATATTAATAACGTTAATAACACCATTTGCTGACAGAATCTGCTTCTGAAGCGGACCCAAGAAAATATCCTGATTCATTTCGTAATTGTTAATATCAAAATAGTTCCTGACTATACTAATAATGCTATTGGCAATCTGATTATCCGTGATATTCTGCACGTATACATCAATATCAAATCCCAAATTGAATATTTTGCCATTTTTTATTTCAACATAATCATTAATCATTCGATAATAACTAAGATATTCGCTGATATTGCTCAGTAATAATGTGTTGCTGGTATTTGACAACTTACCATCATCACCAATACCTAACATTGAAATAACAACTTTATTATTTAATTTAAATGCATTTGCACGAAATGGTGAACCAAACTGCCCGGGCATCTTGTAAAGCTGTAGAAGATAGTCAGTTAACGTAACATCCCTGTTCTGACTAGCAAAATTGTATTTAATTAATTGTCTGATTTGCTCTGTGCTCAGACCATCATTACCACCAATAGCAGGTATTGGATTATTAACAATTAAACTCCTTTGTACTGATTGATTATAATCCTGACGAGAACCTTGAACAGTTAAATTATAATTGCCAAGTTGTGTTAATGTTGCAGCACCAACGTTTGAATTGCTACCACCACCAGTTTTATATTTAATGAATAATGTGTAGTTTGCTTTGAGCTTTTCACCTAAAGCTGTATTATTTAAGAAATTATCAAGAAATGAAATATTACTAACACCTGCTTTTAAGAATCCTTGTTTAAATGCATTAACATCAGAATCTCCAGAGCCGAAGGTTATACGACAGAAACCATTTGGTGTAAATTCTTTTATGAATTTCTTCGTTACGTCTATCCAAGTAGCTGCTTTGATACCATCAGCATTTGGTTTGGAGTTGTTAGGGTCAATAGTGAAAACTCTCTGTTGTGCAAGTGCATCAACTTCATAATACTGAAGGCTGGGATTATTAAAATCGCCATCGGTTGGGTTTGAACTAAAATTCGTACCTTCCATTAAGATAATATTACTGACTTCCAATACATCTGGGTCAGGCAGTGTTACTTGAAAAAATGGAACTACGTCTGTGCTGGCAATTGTTCTTTTAAATATATTGCTTGAACCATTAACCACCACTTCTCTTTTTACCACCCTGTAACTAACAATTATACCGTTAGGGTCTTTATTTGGATACCATGCACGATTTGGTGTGCCTAAATTACTCAATGGTGTGCTGAAGTCAATCTTATCTGTTGTTTCAAATATTTTACCACCACCAATAACCTGTGCACCAGCAGCTAATACAGGAAAATAACTTGCATCTGGAGCATCACCAAGTACTGGCACTGTAACTGTGAAGTCAACTACCGTAACTGAAGGACGTTTTGCTGGGATATTGAAACCCATGTTCTTTGCAATATTCAGTATTGATGCACGTTGCTGTGCGTATTCCAATTGAGTTTCTTGGAATGCTCTGTCGGTATTAATTGCCAAGTTGTTACCAATACCTGCATTCACATCAATAAGCATTGCACCAACGCTTGAATCCGTAAAGTCTGAAAGAACTTCTGGGTAGGTTTGTTTAATTAATGAAATTAAGTCTGTGCGAATTTCGCCAAATGTTCGTGAACCATATCTTATCACGTTTGTTGTTGTATCTGTTGCCATATTTTAAAAGTTTAAATCAATCTCACCAGCTTCGGTAAATGCATCTTCATTATATGTGAATTTAATGTTGACATTCAATTGATTTGCATCGATTGGTTGTCCTTGATCATCTGTATTCTGATTAAATGTAACATTTGTAATTTTAAGTGCAGGTATGTAAAGCGAAACAGTTTTTTTTATATCTTGTTCTACATCAGTTGCAGTTAAATTATCATTGGGTTCAAATATGTATTTTAGTAAGTCAGTGCCATAATCTGGTTCGTAATATCTTTCACCCTTTTGAGTCAGTAGTAATAAAAGCAAGTCAGAACTAAATGCATCCTTAGTTACCTGAGTCATTTTAAAATAAGTATTTGTCTCTACGTTATCTTGAAGCGGATATTTGATATTATATGATTGCATTATAAAAGATTTTTCTATAAATACTTATAAATAAAAAATCCCGACAAGTGATTATCGGGATTTCAAATAAAATAATATGAATTACTCTTCGAATGCTTTAGCAAAAGCACCCTTTTTGCCTTTCTTTTCTTTCTTCTGTGCCTTTTCTTCGTCTGCTTTCTGCTTTTGAGCGTCATAGAGACTCTTAATGCTTTCATGCAGTACAATTATCGGGTCGTGACCGAACTTCTGTAAGATGCCTCTGTAAGTACTGAAATTTGGCTTCTCCAATGATACAACATCATTTTCGTTTACACAAACACCTGCAAGGCATTCAGTAATTGCCATTCTTTTCATATCTTCAGGGAGTTGATCAAAGATTTCTTCATTGAATATCACTGCGAAGTTTACTCCATCAGTAAGGATTTCAACGATTTCATTTGCTTTGACGATTTTGTACAGTTCTTTTTGTTTATTATTACAAAGAACTTCGAATTTAAGCCATTCTTTCACTGTTGTAGTGTCTTTTACCTCATCGAAAAGGTTTTCCATCTCTTCAGATGCTTTTTGAATTTTTGCCATAAATAATTAATTTTTAATTGTTAGTAATATTATATTTGTTTTTGATTTTTGCTATTTCTTGTGTAAGGCTGATAAAAATCGGGTTTTTATCTTCAATTTCTTTCTTGAATTTTTCTTCAAGTTCAGTAACAAATGACATCATATCGGTAATACTTGCCATCACCATGTCGTTCATTTCTATCAGTAATGCAATTTGTTTATCGGCTAAATTTGTTAAATCCGCAATTCGTTTATTTTCAGCATCCTGTTTTTTAATCTTTTCCATTTCCTGTTCGTATTCTGAATTAAGTTCAATCCTTTCTTCTTCAGGAATTGCATCATTGTATCCAGCTTTTTCAAGACGATCTTGAACCATCTTAAAAGCATTTCCTTTTGCTTTTTCGTCAGCGAGTTTACTCACTTCGATTATTTTTTTAGCTGCTTCGGAATTAAATTCACCAGTTTCTACAGATTTTTTTAAGTCTTCCAAAAAATTTCCCATATTAATTTGATTATTAAGTTCTCATGTTCTGCATTTCGATTGCTTCGAATTTCAGCACATCATGAGTTTCATTATGTGTTATTCTTTTTATATATTTAATTACTCCATACCCAATAAGCTCACCATAATCACCATGTAAATAAACTTCTTTAATGTCAATAAGTTCTTTAAATATGTCGCTGTCTTCGGTAAGCTCAGTTGATTTAAATTTCAAAGGTATAAAAAATTCCAATTGCCTGTATTCAAAACCAATCTTTTTTACATGAAGAAATTCAGTAAGTTGTTCGATTTTGTTTTTACTACTATAATTTTCTCTCAAAACTTTTATTGGAAATTCAAATGACTTTGATCTCTCAAGCATATCATTTACCTCATATACATTCTGTTGTTGATAATCAGTAACATTGGCTATCTCAGCACTTTCAGTTTTGGTTATACTCGAAATCACTGGTACTGTTTCAACCTTGTCGGTTTTCTTAACCACATCAAAAATTCTTCCTAAACCGACTTCAATTGGTTTATTGTTAAAGATATGCAGAATTTCATAATCATCATCTTTAGTACGTCTTTCTTCAAATTCTGCTACGAGTATTTCACCAACTGTTTTACCTGCGTGTTTGTGCTTGTCGTCATAGAAACCATAATGCTCATATCTTCTACCATATTGATCTTTCATACCGTAATTAGTACCACGTTTATCTGCTGCGAGTGCCATTTGATGTGGCGTTGCAGTACGCATGAATTTATCAGCTTTCTTCAGGATTTCATAATATTCCTGTACGTACTTTTCATCAGTTTTACCTGCGTAAAATTTTTCAAGAGTAGGATTCCTATGAAGTTTTCTTGTGGTTCTTTTATCTTTTTCGGTCAGATCATTAGGGTCTGCTTTAAGTATATCCTGTTCAGTATTATACAAAGCAATGCTAATACTTATTAAAATAGTATGTATCTTAATATAACACCAGAAATATGCTTTCTTTAAAAAATTAAACATTGGCTAACACTTTCTTCTTTAATTCAAGTTTATCAATTTCATTTTGAAGATTTCTCTTCGTTATTTTTAAGTCGTTCACTCTGGTAGATAATTTATCACCCTTAACCTGAAGTCCTTCGTTATATTTATCAATGAAGGTCTTGAATTCAGTAAATAAATGCTGATAATAAGATTCTTGCCATTTTTTGTTTGATTTCTGTCTCTTTTTATCATACTCTTGTTAAGTAAAACTGATTGAGTTAAACTTTGAATCAAGACGTTATCGATCTTTTTATTTTTCCTATTCGCTTTTTGTAATTTATCTGCGTTTTCGGTATTTCTTCCAGCAAATGCTTCTATTACTGTTGAGCGAACTTGTTTTTCTTCTTTACGAGCTTTCTTCTGCTCTTTTTTTGATTTTTTCATTTTGTTTTTATATTAAACTACTGCTAATGTTTTTGCAACTGCTGCTTTATAAAAGTCAGCACGTTTTTTTGTAACCGTTGCTAAGTTATATTCATCTTTAAAGTCTTCATATAGTTGTTCGCCAAGTTGTTTACGGAGATCAGCATCAAGTATGAGTTTCTTTAAGTATTTCTGCCAGTATTTTCTTGCATTCTTTTCTGCAGGAATCAACACACAATTTTCCATATGCTTACCATCAACATTATATGGTGGAATATCTGAACAAACAATTGGAAGTTTTCTTGTCCAACACTCTACTTGTTTCAAATTCGATTTCATCCAGTTGAATGAATTGTCAGCAAGCGGTGCAATCACTATATCAGTTTCATCAAGAACTTGTGCATATGTGTTGGCTTTCTGTGTCCATCTACGAGCAAAGTTACCTTCGTTATCGTACTTAATATTTCTTTCAAAATTATTAAGCCACTCAATATAGTCGGGATTATTGATCATGTGATGATTATCAGTCAAGATTTTTTCATATACAAGGTATACGCTTTCTGTTGATTTGATATCACGTTGTTTCTGATCAAATATTTTGCCTCTGAATTTTTCTTTTAAATCTTCTGGTAATTTAGGAATTTTATCAACATCACCCCTCGATCTATTAATTGCCTTAACAGTCTGTGGTGTCCATAAGCCTTTCTTTTGAAGTATTGTTCCAAATTCCTGATTGAATGTGATATCAGTCGTGTTACCTTCAGTATCCCAACCAGCAAGTATTACTTTAAATTTGTCCTTAAGGTCTGAGTCATTTGATAATACGTTGAATACGCCATCAAGTTGTTCAACATCACCCATGTGAGAAGAACCAGCCATGTATGTAATTCTTACAAGTCCATCAGGGTCAGGCTTCCTGTTATTCTGAAATTGTTTCATCCATGTAGGGTCAATGCTGTTATAAAACACCCCAACATTATCTCTACCAGTTACTTTGCGAATTTCTTCAGCAAATAAATCGGTTGTAGTGGTAACGTAATCAGCGATCTTAAGATTTTCCATTATTGGAATATGCATTTTCTTTTCAAGGTTCAGTGTGTAGAACGGATGTTTCTTATGTAACTGCCAGTAGTCATCAATATCCACTATTAATATAGTTCCCGATTTTCTTAATTCAGTAGCTAAGTTTATCATGTCCTTTGTTTCACCAAGAAATTGACGATGATAATGTATAATATGAAATGATCTTAAGTAATCAATATACTTTGGGTCATTAAAATCAATTTGTGGATTAATTTCAACGAAAAATTCGTCTGAATGATTTCTTTGAAGTTCTTGTGCTGGTGTTAATGTTCTGAAGTAGTTTACTCCCGCTGAATCAAGGTTGTAGAATAAAATTCTAATCTTTCCGTTCATACTGTCTTTATAAATTATTATAAAATTATGTAATTAATTATAAATAAATACGAATTATTTTTGCAAAAGTCAATCTTGCCATGAAAATATACAATATTTATTGGAACAAATATACTGCATAATTATCAAAATAGCTATAATAAATAAAAAAAAGGTCGATAAAAATATCGACCAATTAATTAAAATATAGAAAATCAAAGATTTACTCTTCGTTATCTTTTTTCTTTCTCTTTATAGGCTTTATCTCATTAGATGACATTTCTTCAGGAACTTCCACCTGAACTACTGCTGCTACTGGCACAGGCTTTTTCTGTTCTGCCATCAATCCAGCCAATTCGTTTTTGCTGACTTCAGTAACTGTTACTAAATTTTTTACCCTAAGTCTGTGTACAGACAATGGAAGAGATTCAACTGTTAAGAAAACTGTTTGATTAGGTTTAACCTTAACTGTTTTTTTCATCATGTTATCAACGTACTCAATATCCAAATCGGAATTGAATTTATAATCACGCTTACCTGCGAAATTTGTTATGTTTGTAATTTTGTATGTATTCATAGTTTTTTATTTTAATCCTTGTACTAATGTATCGCCATATTTAATGCCATCATAGCCCATTTTAACTGCTTTTTCTGCAATTGCTTTACACTTCAGGTTTTCTACTGGCATATTATATTGTTGACTTAATTTTTCAAAATTCACATGTGGAAACCAAACCTTTGAAAGAATGTCTATGGGATTCTGACCATCTTTGTATACGACTCCCAGAGAATGTACATCAAGTAAATTATCAAATTCAATTTCATATTTATCAAAACCCTCAACGGGTTTCAACATAAAAAAATTACCAATAACTGAATTTTCTTTTATTGGGTCTTTTCTATAGCCAATGATTACCTGTCCGTTAGTTGAAGTATCTCCTGATTGTGCATTGAGATTATCTTCTTCTAATGTATTAAGAAATTCACTATCACTAATGCCTGAATCTGCTTGATTATCCATGTTGATTGCATCTTGTGCTTCCACTTCTTCCATTCCTTGATGCTGTTCATATTCATATATATCTTGAATCTTATTTAAAAGTCTTGCAGCATTTTTAAAATCCATACTTAATTTAACAACAAATATTGGTGTGTTATCAAGTAGTGCTTTAACCCATTTATGATGACCGTCAATAATTTTCATTTCATTATCAATCCATATAGGATGCATATCATCGTTTACTGCAGTGTGAACATCATCGGATAATGTAAATGGTTGCGATGATTGTAGTTCATTAGGATTCATTTGAATGTTCATATACTCACAGTCATTTTCAATAAGTTTTTCAAAAATTAAATCAATTGGTGCACCCACTTGTGGTAAATATTTTGGTGATATCCTGCTCATATTATTGATTTATAGTTTAATGCTTTCGTTAATAATTCATCCATATGTTTTATTGGAATATTATATAATGAAATTAACAAATAATTATTATTTATAGCATACTTCAATTTAATTATATCACGTTTTCTTGTTTCAATAAGCGCATTTTTACCGCCAAAAAATTTTACTGGCGCAAAATGTTGTATTCCATGATATTCAATAAATACTTTATGATTTGGTAAATAAAAATCATAATATAAGTTAGCTCTGTATTTTAAATCTTTAAATGTTTTCTCTCTTTCAAATTGAATATTATATTTTAATAAGATTTCTGCAATTTTTTTCTCACCAAAAGATTCTTTACATTTAGGGCATCCTGCGCCACCCAAATGTGCATGTGGCGATTGATTAAACTCACCATGCTTTTTACAAATAATAGTAATTTTATTTTCATATCCATTATATTTAACTAATGAATAATCATATGTATTATTATGTTTTTTATTTGCCTTTTCAATAAAAATATTATTTGTAAATTTATTTTCTTTTGAGATTTTTTCGTATTGGCATTTCTTACAGCCATATCCAGTTAAATGATCATTTGGTCTCTGTGAAAATTCACCATGTTTAGGACAAATAATTGTTATTTTATCTTTGTTACCAACATATACTACTTTGGAATAGTCATATTTGCTATTATGCTTTATTTGTGCAGCAATAATAAATTTTTCCTTATTTGAGCATAGTCCCATTCAAATATTTTACTATAAATACGTTTAAATTAATTTTCGAATTTCATCTGATATCATTTTCAATATTATATTAGTGGATTCCAGTAAAGTAATCCTACCGTTGTCAACATAATACAAAGTATATTGAATCTCTGGTGATAATTCACCGATGATTTTCGTATATTCCTGAATCTTAGCTTCATTTTTTTCCATAAAGTCATCATACACTACGATTTCTCGAAGGTCTGGATTATAAACTGAGATTTTTAAAATAATATCACCCTTATCTTCATTACTATTTTTCAATAGAACATCATCTACGGAAATATTATTGAGTTTAAGCACGTTCTCAACCTGTGGACGTAATCTTTCCACTCTTGATGTTAAGATAATAACAGCAGTGTCAGGTGTTGCTTTTTCTTTATTAAGTTGAGCCAGAACTGCTGGAAAGGGTTTAATGTCGAATACTTCAGTATCAAGACTCTCTGGCTTACTCCACCAACCCTTATATGAAAATGGCTTTTTGTAATATTTTTCCCATATTTTTTTTCCTTCTTCTGGTGTTGGAGTGTCAAGAATTGTCGCATCCAGATCAAAGACACTGAGGCGTTTAATTGTATTTTTGTGTTTTTCCGTAGTCATAAGGTTATATTATTCGAAATTATAAGTATTTATTATAAATACAAAGATATGAATAAATATGATATTAATCAAATTGCTCATTATTATTTTAATGAAAATTATACAATAACAAAAATTTCAAAAATTATTAATGTTTCGTATTCAACCATTAAATATCAATTAAAAAAGCATGGATACACAATAAACAATAAATCACATGACGGTAATAATAGAAGATATAAAATTAATACCGAATTTTTCAAAATTATTAATGCTAAAAATAAAGCATATTTATTGGGCTTGATTATATCTGATGGATATGTTGATAACCGATATAAGTTAGTTTTAACTTCAAGAGACATCGAGTTAGTTGATATGTTAAAAAGGGAAATTAAATCCGAGCATAAATTAGCCAAATATAATGTCTTTGATAAAAGAACCAATAAAACATATACACGCTATTCTCTACAAATAGCATCTAAAGAAATTGTTAATGATCTCAATAAATTAGGTGTTCACTCAAATAAGTCATTTAATTGTATAATGCCTGACATACCTCAAGAATATTTTTGGCACTTCATACGTGGTGTTTTCGATGGGGATGGATCAATTAATAAAGAAAAAAAGAGAAAGAATGGTGCATTATGTTTTTCAATTATCGGTTCAGAAAATTTAATTACTGAGATAAAGAAAAGTTTTAATTTATATGGTTTATCAAACACTAAAGTAAGTATCACCAAATATTCTTCAAATAATAATAGGCTTGTAGTACTAAAATATAATTCATATAAAGACCTTTTAATATTAAAAAATAATATTTACGAAGATTCCGAAAATCTTAGACTTACAAGAAAATATAATTTATTCCAAACACTTAAAGAATATAAAATAGGAACGTATGATAGAACCCCAAATTTACGTAAAATAGAAATGTATGATTATATATCAAATAATTATATTAAAACATTTAATAATATACATGAAGCATCCAATAAAATTAATGTAAAATATGAAAGTATACAAAGAGTTACTAGGGGGGATAGAAAACATTGTAAAGGATATTCTTTTAAGTACATATAATCAAATACTGCCAATCTTTTCATTGTTTT